TAAAAAATATATACTTGATTTAATGGCGGAATATGGAAAAAAGAACCCCATGGAATGTATTAAAGGTGCGAATAATGTTTTGTTAAATCAATTAATTGAGTGTATGAAAAAATCTGAGTATGATAAATTTAATGAAGTAGTTAATCAGTTAGCAGTTGAAATTAAAAGATTAGAAGATGAGATTTTCGACAGAGATAAAACAAAAAGAAAACAAGATGCTATATCGTTAATAGGAATAATACTTTCTATTGTTTTTGGAATAATGACATTTGCACAATTTTTTATAAAATAATATTTACCAACCATCAATATTCAATAACGAATAGGTGGTTGGTATTTTTTATGCACAAAAATAATGAAATGAGGTGAACAGAATGGATGAAAAGAAATTTGGAATGAAAATAGCCTATCAGGGGGTAAAAGAAGAAATGGAAACAATAATTGCAGAGCTTGCAAGAAAAGGAATTGAAAAGCCAAAAGGCTTTAGTGCCTTGGAACAGTTTGTAGAGGACAGGCTTTCGGAGTGTAAATAAGATAGTAATAGTTACAAATAGGTTGGTGTGATACTTCCGACAGATAAGCCATTTCAGATTGTGCAATCCCTTGTCGTGTCAGAAACTCCTTAATTAGCTGATAAAGTCGATGAAGCACAGCAGCCAACAGACGGAGGTTACCTAGCCGTGATGAAGTAGGTTCCAAGCATATGGACGATGGTAACTTGGGTAAAATGCCATCGCAAGCAGAGTTCCCATAATGGTATTGGAGCAGATTGCTAATCTGTCGGTCATTTATTTGGCTTGTGGGTTCGAGTCCTACACTCTGCGTTTATTTGGTCAATGATATGCTGTTAGTCTAACTAGTGGTCTATGTCATGGCTGAATAGCTAATTTTACCGCCGCATAAATGACTTGCGGTGCTTACCTGAAACAGTTACAGGCAGAGTTGTGAGGGCATCTCTGCATTTGAGTGGAGGTGTCTTTTTAATGTCTGAACAAAATAAGAGAATTATAAAAGGTCTGCATCGAAAAGACCTTACCAATATCAAATTTGCCAGTGCATTGCTTGATATGGCGATTGAGGAAAAGAAAGATGATCTGAATTTTGCATTGCAGCAGGCAAAGGAAGTACAGAAGATTGCAGCAAAGGAGAGTCGAAAGAAGAACAGTATCGAATTTGCAAATCTGTATTGGAAAGCTACTTTGATGTTGGCACCGTATTTTTTTGAAGATTTCCTTTACTACATGGAGAAGGACAGGAAGCCGCAGAAAAGGTTCTATATGCCACGCAGACGCACCCTGAAAGTGGTTGTTGACGATTTGCAGGACTTAGAAGATGGCAAGCTTGATTTTTATGGTTTATCCATGCCGCCGCGAGTAGGCAAATCAACGATATGTATATTTTTTATGGCTTGGGTTATGGGAAAACGACCAAACAGTCATAATGCGATGTCAGGGCATAGTGGTATTTTGGCAGATGGATTTTACAGCGAAGCACTCAATCTTATGGAATTGGATGTGCCGGAAGAAAAAAGACAGTATCATTTCCTAGATATATTCCCTCAGACATTTCTGCAGAAGAAATCAGCAGATAAGAAAGAGATTACTTTGAATGACCCTGATAGATTTGCTACATTGACTTGTCGTGGTATTGATGGTACATGGACAGGTGCAGTTGATATTTCATGGGACGGCTATTTGTATGTTGATGATATGGTTCGTGACAGACAGGAGAGTTTATCTCCATCACGATTAGAGGGAAAATACCAGGATTATCTTAACTTGCTTGTTGACCGTAAAAATGACGGTACAAGAGAATTGATGGTCGGAACCAGATGGAATGTTCTGGATCCTTTAGGCAGAGTTGAAAAGCAGTACAAAGATAATCCACGGTACAGATTT